AACTGGTTATTGTTGTGTTGATGGATCATGCACCAATGATTGTGATGGTGGTAATCCTCTTGGTAATCCACCACCACCGGGTGGTGGTAATCCATCACCACCACCCAGATATCAAAATAATGATAGTTCAATATTGTCGAATATGATCTTATTCGACCATATAAACACAATATCTGAGGGAAATTCGCATCTACATATGATAGACAATGTACTATCGAGTACAAAGCGAGTTCTTCTTCCAAATGGAGAATGTGTTTGGATGGAGTGCGACGAACACAAAGGCGGGAAGTGTCCATATCCAGAGTGCCCTAATAAATAGAGAAACCATATGAGTCTTCAATTTAGAACAAGAATAAACACACCCATTTCTACCGACGGCGGCGACGGTGGTGGGGAACCCACCACAATGGGTGCATGTTGTTATGCACCCAGCACAGAAAATCCTAATAGTGATCCGGTGGAAGCATCTTATTATGATTGCTTAGGTAATAATGGATATTTTCAAACAATACCAGATGGTCAAGAACTTGAAGATATCACATGTCCCGATTTAGGTTCATTGGGTTGTTGTTGTTCTTGTAGTTATGTTGACGATTTTGATGACTATCTCCAAAATCAACAAACCTATACGGGTGGCGTTAGAGATGTAACTTTTTGTGAATGTAATACGTTGGGTGGTGTGTGGTCAGAAGGACAACTTTGTGAAGACATAGATGTATTTGGTTTGTGTACAGACGGGGGCGGTATCAACGATGATGTTCGTATTCCACAAGCATGTTGTCATGATGATACTTGCGATAATGTTTGCTCTGTTCAAGAATGTGCGGATCTTATTGTTGATGATCCAGAAGGCACTTTGATTTCTTTTGCTACTTGTAATTATCCTGTAGGAAACCATCCGGTAGCAGAATGTGGAACAGATCCTGCAATGAGAAGAATGGGTGAACGTGACAGACTTACTAATATAATGGTTGCAACCACACCACCGACTAAGAAAGATAGAGATGAAATGTACAAAGGAAAGGTAAATCAAGAACAGAATCAATCTTGCTGTATATACGAACAAAACAATGAAGTAAAATGTTCCCAGTTAACAAAAACACAATGTACAATTAAAGGCGGCGTATGGGGTGGATTAGATGGTGCTGGACAATCAGTAGATTGTGATTCTACCATAGCAGAACATTTCAAGAACATAGTACAAAATGATGGGAAAATTGATTCTTCTTATGTTGATGGATGGGAACTAGGACAAGACATATTTGATGGTGGAAGATTTGCAGGTGTGTTTAATTCAAGCACAAACACCTTTGGTTCTGGTAGTATATGTTTGGGAAACAGAAAAACAGGAATAGCAAAAGATTATATTTCTGAATCGACCATGAATGTTGATCCATCTTTTAGTAGTACCAAATATGCAGTAATTGTTTCAGCAGAAGACATTCATCAGGTGTTTGATGTTGATGCTGGTTCTGGAATTAAACAAAATAAAATAAAAAATGCATCTTACTGTGACACCCTCAGAAACAAAAGAATATTTTCTTCCTCTATTATACAACGACTGATATCTGTCAACGATTCCCAGTATGTTAAATGGTCAATACCTTCTCTTGATTGTCTATCCTTCATGCAACGGAACATGCTCACTGATGAATTTAAAAGAAATTCAATAAAGAATCAAAGTCCAAGAAGTAAATTTGTTCCCATGACAGAAAGATATTATTGGAGTTCTACTCCATATGATATGATGATGATTGAGAGTGATATGGAAGATGTTGTATATTTCTACACTCAGTTATTTAGAGAAACAGTAAGCGATAAAACCGAATCGTTCGTGAAGGTTTCCCCATATAATATCAAACTACATGCAAGGGCAGTTTGGGTAATTCCAATTAAATAGGGAAAACTTCTTGCATTTGTGAATAGAAAGAAGTATAATTATTGCTTCTTAGGAGATTTTATTATGACAGACGACGAGAGTAAAGATCAAGAAAAAACACAATTTCGGAAAGTCCCGGCTGATCCGAACCAGAGAGGATTGAAAAAGAAACTGAGCATGATTCAAAATTTTGCCTCTTCTTTAGCATCTCGTAATTTCAATAATAATAAAATAAATAAACCAATCAAACAACTTCGTGTTTTGAGTTGTTTTGGTAATGAAAATTCAGGTGGAATTCTACCTCCATGTGAACACCTAATGAACAGTAAAACTGGAGAAGGTAAACACTATTGTGGTGCATGTGGATGTGGTGATAAAAGTAGGACATGGTTAGTGTCTGAATCTGATGAATATAGCAAATTAGATTATCCTAAAGTAGCATGTCCTCTCAGTATGCCTGGTTTTTCTAATTATATTATTAGCACAGATGATGAAGCAGAAGAGCCGGTAACTCGAAAATATTATATTGAAAATGTAAATATTAAGGATGTCACTAAGGTAGATGTGGTAGTTGGGGAAGAAAAGCCAGAAGAAAAGCCAAAAGACGAATCCTGAAAAATGTCCTCAAACTCCTGATGCCTTTATACATATAAGAAAAGCATCAGGAGTTTTTTTATGGCAATACCAACCTCTAGAGATGAATTGATTGACTATTCTCTAAGGAAACTAGGCGCCCCAGTTGTAGAGATCAATGTTGATAGACAACAGTGTGAAGATAGATTAGACGAGGCTCTAGAATTATTCTCAGAGAGACATTTTGATGGTGCAGAAAAAGCATATTTCAAATATAAGATAACTCAAGACACTAAGAATAATCTCTATATTAGTACAGATTCATTGGGAACGGTGAATGGTATTACTGGTGATGGTCCTACTGGTAAGGATATCTTGAGTGTCGTTAAGATATTCCAGTTTGGTGACTTTACAAATATCAACATGTTTGATGTTCGTTATCAAATGGCATTATCAGATTATTTTGGAATCAACCGTGGGCTTGGATATGCAAGTTCNATGGGTATTGCGAGATATGATTCTACCAAAAGATACATCAATATGATTCAAGATTTCTTTCAACCAGAAAAGAGAATCAGATTCAACAAAGTATCAAACAAAATCCATCTAGATTTCCCAGAAGCAGATATGGCAGTGGGTGATTATCTTATTCTTGAAACATTCGTGAAGATCCCATCCACTACGTTCTCTGAAATATTCAATGATGTTTGGTTAAAGAAATACGCCACGGCTCTCATTAAAAAACAATGGGGTTCAAATATGTCCAAGTTCGAGGGGATTCAAATGCCGGGTGGTGTTTCTCTTCGGGGTGGAGAAATATCAGCAGAAGCAAACGAAGAAATTCAAAGACTAGAAGAACAGTTGCAAACAACATACGAACTTCCAATTGATTTTAATGTAGGTTAAGCAAAATGGCTCGAAATCCGTATTTCAAAGACTATAGCGGCGAACAGAACGTCGTAGAAGATCTCACCATTGAAACTATTAAAGCAATGGGTAGGGATATGGTTTATATTCCTAGAACACTTGTGGACGAAGACAAGTTATTCGGTGAAGATACTATTTCTAAATTTGATGATGGTTATCAATTAGAAATGTATATTGCGAGTGTTGATGGATTTGAAGGTGAGGGTGATATTCTCTCTAAATTTGGTATTGAAATACGAGACAAAATGCAACTCATTGTTTCCCGTAAAAGATTCGAGGAAACTGTGGGAATATATGAAGAGATAACACGACCTAGGGAAGGTGATTTGATTTATTTTCCTCTCAGTAAAACTCTCTTTGAAATTAATTTCGTCGAACATGAAAACCCATTCTACCAATTAGGTAAATTGTTTACTTATAGATTATCATGTGAGGTATTCACCTATAGTCAAGAAGAGATTGATACGGGATACACGGACATTGATGTTGTAGAAAGTAACGTGAAGAAATTCGCAGTTGAGTTTGATCTAGGAACGAGAGTAAGTGATGTTGCATCTACAAACTTCTTTGAGGGGGAAACTGTGTTTCAGGTTTCTGGAATCACTGGCGNTAGTTCCCTTCTTGCTAACGCAACCGCTACAGCAGTTGCAACAGATTGGGCATCTTCTACCACAAAACTCACCCTCACAAACATTGTCGGTACGGTTTCTACTTCTACTGGACAGACAATCAAAGGCGCGGTGTCTGGTGCAGAGTATGAAATTAACAGCAGCACCACCACTACCCTCATTGTTCCCCATGAAACACAAGATGATGCACCAATGGGCGATAATGAAAATCTAGAATTGTTCCGAGATCAAGATGATATATTTGACTTCACGGATACAGATCCGTTTAGTGAGGGGAACTTCTGATGTTTACGCAATTCTACAATGAAGCATTACGAAAACTCGTTATTGGGTTTGGTTCTCTTTTCAATGATATTCGAGTGGTTCGTAAAAATGCAGATGGAACAACAAAGGAAACCATCCGAGTTCCTTTGTCATATGGTCCCAAGGAAAAGTTTATCCGGAGGATTCAAGAACAAAGTAGCATCTCAGATCCAACCAAAACTCTTATAACTCTTCCAAGGCTTGGATTTGATATTACTAGTTTTGCATATGATTCTACTAGAAAAACGAATAAACTTCGTGTAACTTCTGCAACAAGCACTGATGGTATTTCTGCTCCTTGGAATTATTCAGAAGTTCCATATAACATTTCATTTGGGTTATATGCATTTACCAGAAATCAAGATGACAATCTACAGATACTTGAACAGATTCTTCCATACTTCACACCCGAATTTATAGTAACATTCAAAATGAATGATGTGAATACAAAGGTAGATGTTCCTATTATTCTGAATGGTGTAAATAGTACAGAAGAATATGAAGGTGATTTTGATACTCGAAGAAACATAACTTCTGCTCTGGAATTTACAGCAAAGTCATATATCTATGGACCCACCAAGACTTCTAAGGTTATTCTTACTTCTGAGGTGGATATACATGGTTCAAACTTTGATGGTTTGGTATCGGACGCTCACGATCTTCGTATTGGTATAACAGGTGGATTCACGGGCGAAGGATACACCGCAGGAAACAGAATTTATGGTGAGTTCTATTATGAGTGATAAGAAAAGCGTTGACGAGAAATTGTCAGAAGCATTAGATACTGAATTTGAATCAGAAGAAAAACAAATAGAGAGCAAAAGAAAAGTTACACAGATTCAAGTTAATGCACCTGATAGTGAAAAAGACTATTGGTTGGTTCGTCGAAACATGAAAGAACTCATCTCTACCGGCGAAGATGCAATAGAAGGTATTCTTAGAGTTGCACTAGACAGTGATGCACCAAGAGCATATGAAGTTGCTGCTCAGATGATTAAGACGGTTTCTGAAGCGAATAAAGATCTCATTGATCTCCATCATAAAATGAAGACGATCAATAAAGAAGAGGTCAATATTCACAACACAACCAACAACTCTTTGTATATCGGTTCTACTAAAGAACTACAGAATCTCATCAATACTGAACGAAGTACTAATAAAAAGAAAGTAGAAGGTAAACATGATGTGATTGATGCAGAGGTGGTAGACAATGACGCTTAAACAAGATGGATATATGGGAAACCCCAACCTCAAACCAACTGGGGTTGAGATGGAATTCACAAAAGAGCAAGTCAAAGAATACATCAAGTGTTCTCAAGATCCAGTCTACTTCATACGAAATTATGTAAAAATTGTTTCCTTGGATGAGGGACTTGTTCCTTTTAGTATGTACGATTTCCAAGAAGAAATGGTAAACGTTATTCATAATAATCGTTTCTTTATTGGTAAGTTGCCGAGACAGACTGGTAAATCAACGACTATGATTTCATATCTCCTTCATTATGTTCTGTTCAACCAGAGCATGAGTGTTGCAGTACTTGCAAATAAGCAGGCTGTGTCTCGGGATATCTTGGGACGACTCCAACTTGCATACGAATATCTTCCTCTTTGGCTCCAACAAGGAATTATTGCATGGAACAAAGGAAGCATTGAATTAGAGAATGGTTCTAAGATTCTTGCATCTTCCACATCTGCATCTGCAATTCGTGGTGGTTCATATAACGTAATTCTACTTGACGAATTTGCTCACGTTTCTAGCACTATTGCGGATGAGTTTTTCAATTCAGTATATCCCACAATCACTTCTGGTAGTGATACGAAAGTGATTATGATTTCAACACCCAACGGGTTGAACATGTTCTATTATTATTGGCAAGGTGCAACCAAAAAGACAGGTGAACCGGGTAAAAATGATTATGTTCCATTTGAAGTCCACTGGAGTCAAGTGCCCGGTAGAGATGAAATTTGGAAAGAGGGAATCATCAAGAACACCTCTCAGCAACAATTTGATCAGGAAATGGAATGTTCGTTCCTTGGAAGTCAAAACACTTTGATTAACTCTTCAAAACTCAAAATTTTGA